TTCTTGTACCCAATTCGTCTTCACTTCAATATTGCCGTTACGTGGGTTTTCTTTGGTTCGCTTCTGAAGAAATTTGCGAGTCTTCATCTGCTCGTAAATAAAACGAGGTACATGATACCCATTGTCTGTAGCTTCACCATAAGGAATGAATTTTTTCACATTCCCTAAATAGCTGTTTGCTACAGTGAAAATCTCTCCCGGCAGATCGGCCTTATCCGGGTTCAAGTTTGTGATGCGAAGACGCACCAGAGCCATTTGCTCTTTCTTCAGCTTTTCACGAATAGCTGCCTTTTTTTGAGCCGGAGACATTTCATTCAGGTCTTCAACTTCTTCTTCGGCGCTTTCATTTTGCAAAGCTGCATTTACTTTTTTACGCAGAGAGTCGAGACCAATTTTGGGGGAAATCCGAACACCAAGAAGTTTTGCACGCTCTTTGAGCATTGCCATTTCTTCTTCTTCGGTCGGGCCGTCCTCATTGAATTCGTCAGTGACATCTTCAGTCATTTTAATCTTCCTATATTTAAAGGTAAGGGAGGCTCTTTAGAGCCCCCCTAGAGTTTTTAGACCTTCGCAAGAGTCTTGATCAAACCAAGACGCTCAGGGCGCAAGATCATGGTGCCATGCCACCACTTGATCGAGCTAAAGCCCTTTTCGCCGTATGGGTCGTTACGGTCAGCAGTTTTCTCTCCAGGCTTTTTGGTGATGATTTTGAACTTCATCGACTTGCCAGAGTACTGAAAACCAATGGTCGTGAAAGAACCTTCACCAACACACAACATCGGATAAATATTGTAGTTGGTTCCGTTATCTTCATAACCAGGGTTGGCTGTCACAGCTGCACCAGCACCTGCCCAGTGAAGCATCTCAGGAACCACGACAATACGGAACTGATCAATAGTACCGATTTCGCCGTTCATGACAGTGCCTGCACTAGCGTACTTTTCAACAGACACAAATGCCGGATTACCAAAGAGATCAGTCATGCCTTTCACGGTCGATTCCAGTTCGGAACCAATGTAAAGCACACGGCCGCCGTTGATAGTGCGAGTGTCGATCATACGCGAACCAGCAATGATCTTGGTTTGCTTGGGTGTGCGATTGTCGTTCAAGATGCGATTGAGGCGCATCAGGTCGTCATAATCAACTTCAGCAGGGTCAGCGGATTCACCATCAACTGTAACATCACTCACAGCATCGCCAGCAAAAACAACTGTACCAGCAGCAGCCAGAAGTTCTTTCTGCAGAACGGCTTCACCAAGCTGTGTCGCACCTGTAACCAATTCGCGGCTCAGGTGAGAATACAGATCAGCGTCTGAATCAAAGTCCAGTGATTCCTGAGTAAACTCATGGAACATACCAAACTTTTGCATGGTGCCTTTACGCTGAAGACGGGTAAAGCCAACGCGGTTAACGCGACCACCTTCCTCAGTTAGTGTAGGCAAACGCCCATCGATTGTACCGATGTCTTTCGAGGAACCATACAAGTTACCGCCGACGTAAGATGCACCAGCAGCGTCAAGACCTTGATCGTTGACGTTGCGGTCATCCAGAAGTGGAATGTAGTGGTAAACACGAATTTCTTTGCCGTAGTGTTTCGGCATAGAAGTAGTGTCGGCCAAGGGCATAAAGTACATTTCTTTCTGGGCTTCGATAAGCGCTTTGCGCTGCCAGAAGAATGTGTTCATTTGGCTGGAACCGGTTCCTTCGATGCTGGACTCCGTTCCACCAGCCGGATCGTTATATAGCTGAGCCATTACTCAACCTCCTAGATACGTGGTGACGCCATCTCCATAATCTCCTCATCTGTCATGGACAGTGGATCGAATTCTGGTTTTGGCTGTTTGGGGCTAGTGCGCGCAGGTGAAGCAGCACGCGCAGCTGCAGCGTTCGGAGCAGAAGCACTGTTTCGGCTATGTCCGGGCCGAGATGCAATAGGCCTTCTATGTTGAGACTGAGGAGCAGGGGCTTGGGCTTGCTCTTGCGGAATCAACTTTCCAGCTTCATGTAACTCAGTTCCGATGTTGCGATAAGCTTCTAGGAACGGCGTACCGTCTGTGAGAGTACCAAGTATCCTACGTCTATCAATTTCATTGACGATACGATCATAGATCCCATTGCGTCGTTGTTCATTGATTAGTGGAAGAATGCTTGGGTCTGCGTAGACAGCTTCTTTTGACCTATCATCCCATTGGTTCTGAATAATTTGCACAGTCATCGGACCACCTTCAGTGGACATTACGTCTTGAAGGGTGTTCGAAAATGCAATCTCAGTATCAGAGACTTGGTGATTTCCAGGTTGATATTTTGGCTCCTCATCAATGTCGATGTCCATGGGATCCACAGACTTTTCCTTGAGGAACTTTTTGATTGCTTCTTGATTGCCTGAGTTGAGGTCAATCAAAAAGGTCAATTTTTCTTCGTCAAGAAGACCATTGTTTTCCAACATACGCATCATGCGCAGATTGGGTTTCAATGCACTCATCTTTTTGACGTAGTTTGCACCTTGTTGAGCCAACCGAATTACTTCATCGGGGCTCTCCGGTACGAATTCTTTTCCGTTCGCTTTGAACGGAGCCATTAGCTGTTCGTAAGCAGCTTTGTAATCGAAGGTATCTTCCGTACTTTCATCGGATTTTTGTTCACCTTCTGCTTTCGCTCTGATGCTGAAAATTCTTCGCTGGTTTGATCGTCGTCGTAAATTGTTTCTTGGGGAGCTGCCTGTTCTTCGGAGCCATCAACACTCTCTTCTTCTGTTGCTTCAAGTTCGGGTGCTGACACTTCTAAATCAGTCACTTCATTTTCTTCAGCAACTTGTGGCTCTGTTTCATTAGACTCAGAAGCGAAACTCTTATCGCTCTCATACGTCATGAGTTCCTCGTCAGTGAGGTCTTCTAATGATTTACTCACTGCATCGCCTCCTCTTCACGAATTTCGTCCAATGCTTCCTGGTTTTCAATAATAGCAGCTTCGGATTGATTTCCCAATGTAATTGTTTCTTGTAAAAAAACACGAAGATGGGAAATACCCAAAATACGTTCTATAGCGTTTTCCCGTCTATCTGATGTAGCAGGATCAGCAGTTTGCGAAACAAGGTTAGCTGCATATTGCGTGAAGTATTCGTCCATAATCAGCTTTTTGAAGTCTCGATTATTTGCAAGACGAAGTGCAGCATCACGCAATGCTACTTTTTTTCGGGCATCTTCAATAGTGATCTCAAGTTCTTCAATATCATCTTGAGTGTTCTGCAGTTGCATGTCGTGTCCTTATAAGGTTTCCGTTGCGATGTTAGATCTTTCTAACAATTTTTTTACTCAGTCAATGAATTGGTCAGCATATCGTAACCAATAGCCTCATTCACGTTATTTGGATTAGGTCCATTTTCTCCTTGCTTCAAGATACCTTCTGTAATCTTAGCTCTCTGGTTTGATTCGCCTTGAGCTTTGATTCGATCAACATCTCTAAGATGTTTGGTTCCTGTTTCTTGTTCAACAAAGTCCAAATCAGCTTGTTCAGCTTGAGCCATTTCTTTTCTGGCTTTCGCTCGATTAAGCTCAATTTGAGACTCCATCTCTTCCAGTTCTTTCTGTTTGATGGCAATCTCAACTTGTTTGAGTTGAATCTCTGCTTGTTCAAGCGGAGAAGGCTGTGGCTCAAATGCGCTAATCTTCTTAGCTAGTTCAGGCATTCTTTTTAGTTTAGCCAGCTCTTCCAAAATAATTTTAGTCATTGTGAAATCCATGTTGTTACCCATGGTCTGCAAAAGGAATACCAAATCTCGTGACTTAGCTTCATCAACTTCTGCAGTCGAAATATCCACAATAAGATCAAATTCGCCGCCAAGATCTTCCCTACGGATCTGAACAAATTCTTCATTAGTGACTCGAACAGTTTCTTCTTCAGAGAGAAACTGCTGGTTCATCATCATGATCTTGACTCCGATTTTACGGAATCCTTCAGCTAGACGACGTAGGATAGCCATCTCACGCTTAGAAGCTGCATCCAGCATTCCTCTTACGCCGGCCGCCACTTCACCATAAGCATCACCTGAGAGGCCGCCAGCAAAGGCCTTAACGCCTGTGAGAGCTTCAGCTTCTTGGTTCTGAAGCTGTAACATAGTCAAAGCAGAGTTTGGAATCTGAGGATACGTGTGCTCGTGTATAGCTGCATTAGGAGCAGCTGTAGGGTTAAATTCGTAGTCCAGACCCTGATTGTATCGACGCCTATTAACAGCATCCAGATAGCCTTTTGCAAAGCCTGTCTGACCGTTAGCAGACTTACCTAAGAGATCCACCATACCTCTTGAGAGAGCACCAAGAATTGCCTGGTTTTCTTCCAGCAGTTCTGCATCAGGTTCACCAGTCACAGATTTCTTAACTGGCAAATACGGGATCCAAACAAGAGGAATACCTTTATCTGGGAATGGATTCTTTTCCATGCGGATAATGGTGTCACCAACCCATGTTGCCACAATGGGAACCAACACATCATTATCGTCAATATCATACCAGCCCCAATATTCGTAAGCGACAACGATCTTACGTGCTTCATCTTTGAATTCTGGAGTATCAATTGAAGAAGAGCTGTGATGCTCTTGATTAGTAATTGGGCCGTTTGTAGACCAACTTACTTTGTCGAGATTTTCGTATCGGCCGTCTTTTTTGAGTTCTGCTTTTGATATTTCAAAACTCACAATAGCAAAGTTTGCTTTATCCACATCGCCTTGGGCATTGGGATCCAAGTAAACATTCTCAAAATCTACAACTTCCACTGTAGGCTGGTTACGAACAATTTTCTCTTCTTCAACCTGCGTCATGCCTTCTTCTACAGCCATAACCGGCTCGCCGGTTTCTTCAAAGTAATTTACAGATTCTTGAATAGATTCTGGAAGATCTAAGAAAGCGTTGTAGTTTTCCAATTTTGTTTGAGCAGCCTGCTGAAAAGCCATCATCTCTTCTTCAGACTCAATTGGGTAAAATACCCAATTAGGCACATCAACCATTTCTTTGGTTGTGACTCTATCCCAGCCAACACGAACTACACACGTACCTTCATCAACGAAAGTACGAACCACCTCATCAACAAAAGATACTCGATTAATTTTCGTTTCAAACTGCCAGTTAATTACCAAACTGTTTTGGTGAGCTTTCGGAGCATCTTCCCAAGTTCTTGGCTGAATCTTGTAGACTTTGTTGGTTCCTAGAAAAGGCTCTGTAAGAGCAGAATACCGCCATTCATTTTGACGACGAATCAGTTTGTTTTGTACAGAACTTCGCCCGCGTTGTTTTCGAGGTTTGTATTCTCCTTCAATATTTCTTAGATCCAACCACCTCTTCACGTTTTCTACGTGAGCGTCATGTGATGGTTCAGCCATTTTCAGATCAGCTTTAAGATCCAAAAGAGAAGGCTCTTTTTTCCAAGAGGTTAATTTAGGCGATGTAGCCTGCATATCTTCCATTATGTCAACCATTTGCTCAACCTCTTAGTTTCAAAATACATTATCATATTTGGTCGTTATTACCATACCGACATTTTAGCCTGCCTATTCATACCAAACTCCAATAATAGACAGTAAACGAGCTCCAGTAATTTGTGCAGCTTGCATGTCTCCATTACCGAGAGTCATAGCGTGATCTCGAGCTGGTGTCTCTGCGGCGTCGAGAATAGCTGCTGCTCGACCTTCAGTCTGAGGCTGACCCAAACCGAAGCAGCCACTCAATAAGAGCGCCAGGGTCATCAGGAACATCATTCTCAGCATCACGCACCTCCTCTGTGCCTTCAATGTAATCTTGTGCCGCGTCGGCTTCCGCTTGGTTTGCCTGATACCGGACGCCTGCGTAAAACAACCCACTCACAATGACCGAGAAAACAAACGCGCCGATCAGGTAGGGGGCAAGAAATCTCACCATCATTCCGGCCTCGTCAGTTCTGCCAGAAACGCACCCAACGCCGCGCCCATGATTGCGGCCATGCCCCAATGTAGCCACGCAAGCGCGCCGAAAATCGCAGCGCCGATGAATACTCCCATCACGCGCCAAGCCCATCTGTTGAGAGTGGTCATCTCACGCCCGCCGCCCATTTGCGGATGCGTTCACGCGCAATCCATGCCAGCCCCAGAAGCGCCACAACAGCGCCGCCGATGACGATAAGCTGTGCTGTGTCACGGAGCGACCCCACAGCCGTCCCTGCCGCCCCCACAACGCCCACAGACGACAGCCCTGCCGCTTGCAGGGTGGTGGATTGCATCTTGCTGGTGCGTGGCCCCTTGTGCGCCAGCCAACGGGGGACAAAGAACCCCGGACAGGCCTTTGCCGCGCGCTGGTTATGCCCGGTGATTTTCAGTCCTGGCCCATA